CGGGTGCTGGCCTAGGCGTGACCAACCCAACCACGACCCCGGTCATCTCACAGATTGCTGCATCCAGTGTGTCGGATGGCTACATGAGCAGCACCTATGCCTCGAAGCTCGATGGCATTGCTGCAGGGGCCAGTGTGACGTCCGTGGCTGCCTCTGGAGGAACCACAGGCTTTTCGTTTACCGGAGGGCCTATCACCAGCTCTGGAACGCTGGTGTTGAACGGTCTCCTAAATCCCGACTCCGGTGGCACCGGACACACCGCACCGACGGTGAACGGTCAGTTGCTGATTGGAGATGGCGTGGATGAGCAATGGGACCTTGCCACGCTGACTGCGGGTACCGGAATCAGTATCACCAATGGTGCCGGCTCGATCACCATCGCAGCCACAGGCGCTGGCACCGGCGACGTGGTGGGACCCGGCAGCGCGACGGATGGCGACTTCGTTCTGTTCGATGGTTCCACCGGCAAGCTGATCAAGGGGGCGAGCTACCGCCAGTCCGGCGGTGACTTCATTGGGCCGATTGGAGGCAGCTCGATGATCGACGGGTTTGTCTACATCCCGGCAGCATCCAGCAATCCATCGGGCACGCCGACCAACGTGAGTGGGACCAATGTGCCCATGTTCTTCAACACCAACAGCAACACCCTGCACATTCACAACGGAACAACTTGGAAATCTGTCACGTTGACATAGTCTGAAGGCCCCATGAAACACTCCTTCCCCTGCGTCGAATCAATGCGGCGCGTCAATCTCTCCAACGGTCGAGTGGTGCGCGTCTGGCGCGACCGTACCAAGGAGAACCTGTCGGCCTCCTACGACGACGCGGACATCGTGTCGACCTGCATCGCCAATGCCACCAACGACACGCAGCTCCTGGCCGCACTGGCCAAATTGAAGGGTGTGAATGCAGTCGAGCTGGTCGACGCCAACGGCCAGGGCACCGTGGTCTACACCGCCTGGCCGTGACCTACCGCAACCGGACAAACCGGGCGATAGTGGTCGAAATACTGGCCGATACAGCGGAGCTGCGTTTGGGCGAGCTGCGGTGGCCCGTGGTGGTCTACCGCCGGCTCGACAACGGCACGATCTACGTGCGCTCAAGGGCCGAGTTCGAGGCCAAGTTCTGCCCTGAGTGACCCTCGTTCTACCCCTGCAAACATTGGGTTTTCTTCAAAATCTACAGAAAAATGGTTTTCTCTGTAGACTCATGTCTATCCCTGTGGCAGCTTGACTTCCGTCGGGGCAATCAAGTTTGAAGGAAAAGGGAAACAACATGAGCAACACGGCAAATTTCAACATCCAGAAGGACGACGAGAAGTTCGAGAAATTGGCCCCTTACTTGGCGTCACAGAAGGAAGTCATTGATGGGTGGGGAGTGTTAAACCTTGCTCAGTGCGCTCAGCAGGACGGTGAGCGCGAAAACCCGCCGTGCTGGACCATTGGTTACCTTGAGCAGTATTTCGCCGGCCGCATCGGTGACCCTGGCAGCCGGGAACTTGAACAGGCCTGCAAGGCAATCTGGGACGCAGCTATTTGATTTAGGCCACGGGTGGGGCCAATACCACCCAACCAGGGGCGCGACTGGCCAACGCGCAACACTCTCAAAACCATGACCACCATCTCCAACCTCATCAGCGCCCTGATCATCGTCGAAAGCTCCGGCAACGACATGGCTGTAGGCGACAACGGACGCGCCCTGGGCCCCCTGCAGATCCACCGCGGGGTGGTTCTGGACGTCAACCGGATCACCGGCAGCCATTACCGGCACCAAGACATGACCAACAGGGTGGCGGCCCGGGCTGTGTGCGAGGCTTACTTGAAGCACTACGGCCGCGGAGCCACCACCGAGCAGTTGGCCCGCCGTTGGAATGGGGGTCCTACCGGGGACCGCAAATCTGCCACCGAGGCCTACTGGGCCAAGGTTAAGAAGCAACTGAAATGACCAAACCGAAAACCATCAACGTGACACCCACCACCCACAAGGCCCTGCGCGACTACTGCCTCGCCGCCGGCCTCAAACTGCAAGCCGTGGCCGACAAGGCGATTCAGGCCTGGCTGAGAAAGGCATCGAAGTGAAACGGATCTTAGCCATCGACCCGGGCATGAGCGGCGGCCTGGCCTACCTCGGGCCCTCGGGGGTCATCCTCAACAGTATGCCAACCACCGACCAGGACATCAGCATCCTGGTGAGCGACAGGCTGGCGATCTCGGATGTCTGCTACATCGAGAAGGTCGGAGGCTATGTGGGCGGCAAGGGCGCCCCGGGCAGCTCCATGTTCAACTTCGGCTACAACGTCGGCTTCCTTCACGGCCTGATTGCGGCCTCGAAGACCCGGGTGATCGAGGTGCCGCCGCAGCGCTGGCAGAAGACACTGGGGGTCGGTAACAAGGCTACCCATGGAACCAGGTGGAAGAGCCACCTCAAAGGCATCGCCCAGCAGCGGCAGCCCAAGCTCGTGATCAACCTAAAGACCGCGGACGCCGTGTTGCTCTTAGAGCACGCCATGATCGCGGAGGGCCTCAAGTGATCACCAAGGCAAAGAGACCCACCGAGAAAGTATTTATCGTCAGCAGCGAAACACATCGCAGGCTGAAGGACTACGCAACCAAGAAGGGCTACAAGCTCCAGTTTGTGGCCGATGAGGCAGTCAGTGAATATCTAAAGCGAAAGGAGCAGCAATGACACGCAATGAAACACGAGCCGCTATCCTAATTATGGAGGCGTATTTGGACGGATACGAAATCCAGCGGTGCGGGAAGCATTGGAATCCCAAAGAGTCTTTGAAACCAGATTGGTCCGATACAGATGACCCGTGTTGGGATTTCGATAACTGTGACTACCGCATAAAACCCACCGCAACGCTGCGAGCGTGGACTGCGGATGAGGTTCCGCTGGGGGCGTGGATACGGTACAAAAGAGCGTTGCATGACCGAAGCATCCTCGCATGGACATCAAACCAAGCTGACCGAGATATGTGGCTGGACGAACGCGAACACAGCACCGACGGCGGGAAGAACTGGCTCCCGTGTGGGGTCGTGGAGCAGGCGAAATGAGCCAACCAATCAACGATGGCGGATCGGCGTTTCCGCTGAATGATCCACTGAAATCAAAAGGCATGACTCTACGCGACTACTTCGCGGCGGCAGCATTGCAGGGGATGCTATCAAACAGCAAAAACTACGATTCTTTTGATGGATATTCAGACGCAGCATACGAATACGCCGACGCGATGCTGGAAAGGAGGAAGCCGTGAGCGATACACCGAGGACGGATGAACAGATAAACGGAAAACCAAGCACTCGGTTTGCAATACTCGCTGGAGATTCACTGCGAGATGCTTTGGTTCCATCTGATTTCTCCCGCCAACTAGAACGGGAACTCAACTGGGCAAACCAACGCATCTCCAAACTCAACGACTACGTTGCCGCGCTTGAGACAGCGGGTGACGAGATGGCCAAAGAACTGAGCTACGGATACGACGTTGATCTGTGGCGCAAAGCCAGAGGGGAGGCCAAGCCGTGAAACCCTCAACCGAAACACTGATCGCAGCCATGCGGATATTGTCTCAGGATATTCAATCCGAGGACGGCGCGGCCAACGCGGCAGTCGCTGAAGCAGGGGAGCGACTAGCGGAGCAGCATATGCGCATCGCCCAACTAGAGCAGGAGAACGACGCTCTCCGCGCCGATCTGCTGCTGTGGAATGAGAAGGAGGTGAAGTTGTGAGCCATCTTGTTAACGCCAACAAAAAGGTCGTCAGCAAAACACCGCGCACAGACCGACAGCCGGTTGTCACCGTGGCGTTCCAGCACTTCGTGAAGGCTGGCTTCGCCCGTCAGCTAGAGAGGCAACTGGCTGGAGCGAATAAACGCATCAAAGAACTCGAAGCCAAAGTGGATGAACTCCATGACTTGGAGAAATGGTTGGAGGGACGATGAAACTGCGACCGATCAAATGGGTGCTGTCACCTACCGACGACCACATGCTTTCCATGGAATGCACCGACATTGAGATCGTCGATGAAGGCGGCGGTGAGTACGTCGAGGTCAGTCAATCTGCTGATGGCCATGGTAAAGTCAGCATCAACCCAGAGGAATGGCCGATGATGCGTAAAGCCATCGACGACGCCATCAAGCAATGCAGGGATCTGAAACCATGACCATCGAAGAAATGAGAACCATTGACGGAGTGAAGACATACAAGGAGCTGGAGGAGGCCAAGGAGCGCATCGCACACTTGGAGACAGTCATCCGATCCACACTCGACGCCAACCGGCACCTTGCCGACGGCGACGACTGCACACTGATTCAACTCAAGAAAACCCTACCAGACTACCCATGATCACCAAACTACACGAACTGCCGCCCGACCATCACCTGCGGAACACTGCAATCCAGAACATCGACGTGCGGATCCGATGCCGGCACAGCGGGACCACCCGGGACCCGCGGACCTGGCGCATCAAGAACGACACCTACAACAGGCTGTGCGACACCTGGCAGATTAACTTCGATTTCATCATTCAACCAACAGCATGAGCGAGAACACAGTGGCCAAGAAACTCAAGCAGGGCGACGGCGTCTACTGCATCAGCAAGCAGCAGGCCGGCGCGATCTACAAGGCGGCCCGGGACTACAAGGTTGACGACGTCAGCTACTGGCGGCGCAAGCGGGGAAAGGCCGGCAAGTGATCACCGACCGAGACGTGGCCAAGTGCATGGCCGAGTACGGTGGCGGGTTTGTCAGTCGGCTGGGCAGTGCTGCCCTGGCCGCCGACCCGAGCAATCTGAAGAAACTGCGGGATGCCTTCCCGGACTACTGGGCGAACTACGCCCGGATGGCGCAGCAACTTTCCGAGGTCGAAAAGCAGGCCTCGATTCAACACAACAACAACAACATAAAGTAAGACGTATGATAATCAGTGCAACAGGCGGTAAGAAGGACTTCGCGCCGTGCCCCGAGTTTTCGGGACGGGCGGTGTGCGTGGACGTGACTCCGCTCAAGGAGTACGAGACCGAGTACGGCGTGAAGCAGAAGTTCAAGTTCGCGTTCGAGATCGAACTGCAGGACGACAGCAGGGACCCGGTGCAGCCCTGGGTGGTGTTCACCAAGCCCATGGTGCCGAGCCTGCATGAGAAGGCGGCGCTGACCAAGTTCCTCAAGGACTGGTTCGGCCGGAAGTTGACCGACCAAGAGAACAAGAGTCTGGATCTGGAGAGCCTCATCGGGCGGCCGGCCAGCCTGGTCATCGGGCACGAGCAGAGCGCGGACGGGAGCAAGACCTACGCGAACATCAAGCTCATCATGGCGCACAAGGCAGGCGAGCCGCTGCCAGCGAGCGGGCTGTGGGTGCGGCTGCAGGACCGGCCTGCGAAGGATGGAGCCGAGGGCAAGGCAGCGCCGGCGACGGGCGACTCGAGCTTCCGCAAGACCTCGGGCGGTGGACAGCCTCCGGCGGACGATGCGTCCAAGGTCAAGGTCCATGTCGGGAAGCACAAGGGCATCGAGCTCCGGGAGCTGACCGAGGAGAGCATCACGAGCCTGATCGAGCACTGGCTGCCCAAGGCCCGGGCCGAGGTCAAGCAGAGCGCGGACGACAAGCGCCTGATCAACGGCCTGGTGTGGTACCAGGCCAAGTTCAAGGCTGACGAGGAAGCCCAGGTTAAAGTGGAGCAGGACGACCTACCCTACTGAGCCATGAACCCGACCAAGAAGAAGTACACCAAGGTGGCCCACCTCATCCCCGAGGTCATGCAGTTGAGGGCCGAGGGTAAGAGTATCACACAGATCGGCGAGGTCATGGGCCTGACCAAGCAGCGCATCAGCCAGATCTCGCAGGCGGCCAAGATCAAGGCCGGCATCCAGGCGCAGTGGGGCTGGCCCTTCACCACGCGCACCTTCAATATCCTGGACCGCATGGCGGTGAAGGATAAGAGCGAGGCCCTGAGCCTGTATACGTCCGGGCACCTGCATCCCAATGCCGTCACAGGCTTCGGATGGAAGTCCTACTCCGAGATCTGCGAATGGCTGGCCGTGCCGGTGCTCCTGAAGCGGCCCAAAGAACCCAAGCTGTGCCCGCACTGCGGGAAGCAGATCTGACAACTTTCCCGGCAGCCCGTTGCTGCTGGGGACTCATGGACAAGCGGGGGGTGCGCATCCGCTGACAAACGCACAACTACCAATCCAAACCGTTTTAGTATTATGCCAGCAAACCCACGTATTTACTTCGACATCGAGACAGGACCGCTCCCCATTGCGGAGCTGGTCATCCCACCGTTTGACCCCGCTGCGGTCAAGCTGGGCAACATCAAGAACCCGGACATCATCGCGGAGAAGATCCAGCGGGCCGAGGAGAACCACGTCAGCGACTACATCAAGCACGCAGCACTGGATGCCCTGAGCGGCCAGGTGCTGGCCATCGGATACCGTGTCGAGCATGAGAAGCCCGCGGTGCTCTGCGCCGATACGGATGGCGAGAAGGCCATGCTGCTGCAGTTCTGGTCGCTGCTCGACAGCTTCGAGCGCAAGCCGCAGATGATCGGATTCAATACCAAGCCGTTCGACCTGCCGTTCCTGTTCAAGCGGTCCTGGAAGCACCGGCTCACCGTGCCCTACTGGATGCGCAATGGCAGGTATTGGACCGACCTGATCGTGGATCTGCGCGAGGTGTGGCAGCTAGGCGACAGCCGGGCGCACGGCAGTCTGGCCGCGATCTCGAGGCACCTCGGGCTGGGCGACAAGGCCGGCAACGGGGCGCACTTCCACGAGCTCTTCAAGACCGACCGCGAGGCTGCCATCGCCTACTGCCTGCGCGACGTGGAACTCACCCAGAAGGTCTCCGACATCCTCATCCCGACCTACTGATATGGAGACTACCACCTGGCCGGCGGAAGCCGAATTCGATCCGACACCGGAGGACCGTTTCATGGTATGGGCCACCACCGGAGGGAACGTGTTCCTGACCGGCCAGGCTGGTACGGGCAAGAGCACGCTGCTCAAGCAATTCTTGGATTCGGGAGCAATGGGCGTGGCGGTGACGGCCCCGACAGGCATTGCCGCGCTGAACGTGGGCGGGACCACCGTGCACAGATGGTGCGGGATGCAGTTGGGGCCGCAGGATGGCGAGGACTTCCTGCAGGCTGCCGAGCGGCTGGAGGAGCAGCCTTCGATTCATGGGGCCCGCAAGCGGGTGCGGAGCACCGAGGTGCTGGTGGTCGACGAGATCAGTATGATGGCCGGCAGGCACTTGGACTTCCTGAACTACTGGGTGAAGCGGATCAGAGAAGACAGCAGGCCCTTCGGCGGGTTACAGGTTATCTTCCTGGGCGACTTCCTGCAGTTGCCGCCGGTCAGGACCGACCAGAGCAAGGCCTACGACTGGGCGTTCCTGAGTCAGGCTTGGGAGGAGGCCGACTTCAAGACGATCAAACTCGAGAAGGTGCGGAGGCAGAATGATCTGCCGTTCATCGAGATGCTGAGCGGGTTCCGGGTGGGTAGGATGAAGCCGCGGGACAACCAACTGCTGCGGAGTGCGCTCAGGATGAACCCGCCGGAGCACATTACCCGGCTGATGACGCACAACGTGCAGGTGGATAAGTGGAATAATTATCGGCTGAGTTCGATAGATGGCCCGATTGCTGTGTTTGACTCCGAGGTCAGGGGTGTGGATCAGGCGGTGGAGTTCGCCACCAAGAACATGAGCACGCCGCGGGTGCTGCAGTTGAAGCCCGGGGCTGCCGTGATGTTTACCGCGAACGATGCGGAGCAGGGCTTCTACAATGGGCAGGTGGGCCGTGTGGTGGAGTTTCGGGGTGGGGATATCGTGGTCGAGAGCCGCGGTGAGAAGATTTGCTTGGGTCGGCGCAAATGGTTCTTTGAGAGTCTGGGGGTGACCGTCCAACAATACCCGCTCCGATTGGCCTACGCGATGACCATACACCGGGCGCAGGGACTGACCCTGGATGCCGCGAGGATTGATATACGGGCGGCCCGGGAGCCCGGGCAGGCCTACGTGGCACTGAGCCGGGTGCGGACACTGGGCGGGATCTACCTGACCGAGTGGCCGAAGGGCTGGTTCATCAGCGAGGAGGCGTTGGCATTTGAAAGGAGGGCGGAATGACATGGATACTTCCAAAGCAGTTACACACCTTGGCCTGTGCGCTGGATACGGAGGCATTGAGCTTGGATTCAAACGAGCAGTCCCAAGTCTGCGCACAGTCGCTCTTTGTGAGATCGAAGCCTTCGCAATTGCGAATCTGGTCAGCAAAATGGAGGCGGGACTCATGGACCCAGCACCTATCTGGCCGAATCTTAAGACCTTCCCTTGGGGAGCGTTTCGCGACCGAGTGGACATCCTCACTGGGGGATATCCCTGCCAGCCCTTCAGCGCAGCCGGGCAGCGCAAAGGAAAGCAGGACCCGCGGCACCTGTGGCCGTGGATTGCAGATGGTATTCGACTTCTCAGACCCCGGATCTGTTTCTTTGAGAACGTCGAAGGACATATCAGCCTGGGGCTGTCCGACGTCATCGAAGACTTGGCAGGAATGGGTTACAGAACGACGTGGGGCATATTCAGCGCGTCTGAAGTCGGCGCACCGCACCAGCGCAAGCGGGTGTTCATCATGGCCATCTCCAGTGGCTTCGGAGGTGCGTCAGGGCTTTCAGGATCGCTCCAGAGGCATGAAGGGCAGTCAGGAGAGTCTGACGACGGTGGTGGTGAAGCAGCATGGCCGAGTCGTCCTGGCGAGCAGCAGTACGGATGGGAGCCGCCCAGAGTTATCACAGGAAGGGAGACTTTGGATGACTCCCAAGAGCGGTGCTTGCGGGATGACGGCGACAACGAGCGGAAGACCGTTGGAACGTGCGACACAACTGACAACTCAGGTCCATGTAGTGGAGAAGCAATGGCAGACAGCCACCGTGTCGACCGGAGCGCACAGGCAGAAGGACGGGAGCATGACCGACAAGCTGGACCAGCAGGTGAAGAACTGGGCGACACCGGATGCGAGCGACAGGAGGAGCGACAAGTCGAGGCAGGTGGGTCTGAGCAATCAGATGAAGTCCGAGACGTGGCCGACTCCGGCTTCATCGGGAGTGACAGGAGGCCCGACGGGTCTTGCAGGTGGAGCCGGGAATCGGGAGAAGCTGGCGTCAATGCTACCGGAAGCGGAAGCCAAGGCGATGGGATGCGGCAAACTCAACCCCCGCTGGGTGGAGACGCTGATGGGTCTGCCGGTCGGATGGACTATGCCCAGTTGTGCGTCTCCTGTGACAATAGAACGGATGAGCTGCGACTGCTTGGGAATGGAGTTGTTCCGGCAACCGCAGAACGGGCCTTCCGAGTGTTGATCAAGGAACTGCTATGATGACGACGCAAGAGATTGAGGGTTGGCTGGGGACGCCGCTGTTCCTGGTGCCGCAGAGCTCTGGCACCAAGGTGCCGATGGTCAAGTATACCCAGGAGACCATGGAGAGTACCAAAAGGGATGTTTACCGGGTCATGCTCGAGCACGGGAACGTGGCTGTGAGGCTTGGGGAGTTTTCTGGTGGGCTGTGCGCGATAGACTTCGACGATGAGGGGAGTTTGGAGGCGTTCCTGAAGGTGAATCCGGTGCTGCAGGGGTCGGCAAGGTGGAAGGGTAAAAGAGGTGCACAGGTGGGTGTGAGGATCACGGGCAAGTACCCGGGGCCGTGCGCGGAGCGGAGCACGATTGAGATGGTGCAGGTGGGTGATCGGTTGATGGGCAAGCCGTTATATGAGTGGCGCAGCACGGGGAACCTGAGCACGGTCAAGGGCGTCCACCCGAGCGGGTGCGAGTATAGCGTGCTGGTGGACAGGCCGCCGGTGGCGCTGGAGTTCAGCCAGATCCGGTGGCCCGAGGGCTGGCCGGCGCCGGGCAGTCGGGATGAGATCGCGCAGTTGATCCGGCAGCATGGCGTGCCCTGGACGTTCGGCCGGAGCGGCACGGGCAATCTGCAGGCTCCCTTCTTCGCGGCCTACATGGCGCACAAGGAACGGTTCCTCTTCGATGCGGTGACAGGGATGCACTACTGGTACAAAGAGGACCGGGGGATCTGGATGAGCATGAGCCGCGAGGAGATGGCGCAGAAGGCCCTGGAGACCGCCAGGCGCGTTCTGTTGGATCAGGTGGCCTCGACGGAGGACCCGCGGCTGCCGGCGCTGCTGACGAGGCTGACAGCGAGTTTTGCGGATCAGGTTGTGGATCTCATCGGGAGGCTGCAGGTGGAGCGCAATCCGTTCTCCAGGCCGGACAGCGTGGTGCACTGCTCCAATGTCATGGTGGATCTACGGGCAGCGCCCTACGAGATGCATGGCTTCGGGCCGGAGTGGATGTCGAGGAATCAGACGCCGGTGCGGTATGTCCAGGGGGCAAGCAGCGAGATGTGGCAGGACTTCCTGGATCATGCGCTGCCCGAGGAGGATGACCAGATGCTGCTGCAGAGATGGGGCGGCCTGGCGCTGCTCCAGAGGAATAGGCCGCAGGTGATTCTGCTGCTGACGGGGACCGGCGGCGGCGGGAAGAGCACGGTGGCCGGATTGGTCAGGCGGTTGGTGGGCGATGAGAACTGCAGCGAGCTGAGGACCGCGCACCTGGGCAGCCGGTTCGAGCTGGCCAACTTCCACGACAGGACACTGCTGATCGGCAGCGACGTGCCGCCGGACTTCCTGTCCTGCGAGGAGAGCCAGCAGCTCAAGGCGCTGACGGGCGGCGATAGGCTGAGCGTGGAGTTCAAGGGGAAGTCAGGGGCCAAGGCCGTGGTCGGAGACTGGAACGTCATTGTGACGGCCAATAGCCGGCTGAAGGTCAACGTACAGGGAGATTTGGGAGCGTGGTCGAGACGGTTGCTGCTGCTGGACTTCAGTCAGCCCAAGCCGGAGAAGGTGATCCCCAACTATCACGACGTGATGATTGAGCGGGAAGGCAGCGGGATATTGAACTGGTTCCTGGAGGGCGCGGAGGATCTGTGCCGGGTCATGCAGGCCGGCAGGCCGTTCCCGGTGACCGAGAGGCAGCGCGGGATGATTGATAATCTGTTGAGCGAAAGCGACAGTGTTAGATACTTTGTTGTTAACCATGTCCGGGGTAGCAGTATGTCGTCGGATTGTATCACAACCGAGGAACTGTATAGTGCTTACATGACGATGTGTAACAACAAGGAATGGGGGCCTGAACCGGAGAAGCGTTTCCAGAAACGTGCCGCTGAACTGATGCTGGAGATACATCAGGCCATCCCGTCGAACCATATTCACCGTAGCGACGGTCAGCAACAACAGTCCCGAGGCTACATGAAAGTAACCTTGACCGCATGAAAAGCACTGGATTTGTCAAGTGTTGTCAAGCGGTTGGGACGGGGGACGGCACTTCTCAACTCGGTGCTAGAAGTGTAAAAGGGGGTATAGGCTGCTCCAGGGTAGGAATGGAGTTGGGAAATGCCGTCCCTCCCGTCCCAAACACTAGACACCGCTTGACAGTGGTAGGCCTACGCAAAATTGGCTCGAAATTGGTCGGGCAATGCCCAGCCTGTGCCGAGGTAGGTGGGGACAAGCAGCGCAATCACCTCGTTGTCCAGGCAGACGGGAGGTTTGGTTGCGTTATCCACCCTGGTCCCAGTGGCAAGGCACATAGACAACGCATATTTCAGCTTATAGGAGATAAAAGCGGCAATGGTAGGCAGCACTTGCCCGCAACACCATTAGACATATCACTGTTATGATAGTAACAAACACAACGAAACTATTGATGGAGGCACCGCACCTTGTGAAGATAGGCGTGCAGCGTGGCTGGCTGTCGTACCCCAAGGACATGGCGTTCAAGGAGGACGGCACGCCAGCCCCGGTCATGCAGGATGAGCCGGAAGTCACCGAGCAGCGCCACACGCCGGACATGGCACGCAAGGCCTACGACCTGCGTGACCGCGGCCTGTCGCTGAACGATGTTGCCACGGCCTGCCAGGTGCCCCGAGGCAGCGTGGTCTATCTCATCACCAAGGGCCACGAACTCTACCTCTCAAGCCAACGGAAGGACATTGAACCATGACCACAACAAAGGCAGAATCCCCGCAGATGGAAGATCCATTCATTTACGCACCGCAGCCGACCAGCAAGGTCCAAGCAGTAACCCAGGCAGGCACCAGGCCGTCCATCCATGTCTCGCTGTACGCCTACGGTGGCATCAGCGCAGCCTGCATGATGTCCTGGGTAGACCTGACGGCCACGTTCGCCCGTTCAGACAGGCAGACCGATCTGCGCACGATCCGGGAGGATGCCCTAATATCCCGCAGCCGTTGCCGTGCGACCAAGTGGTTCCTCGACAGCGGCAAGGACGTCTGGATTCAACTGGACCATGACATTGAGTTCACCGCGGCCGACGTCATCCGCATGGCCGAGCTGGCCCATGAACACCAGGCAACCGTCTGCATCCCCTACTCATGCCGCTCACTGCCCGCCAGGCCGGCCCTGCGTCCCAAGGCGGAGCACCTGCAGGCCCTCAAACATCAGGTGAATGACGCTGAGTGCGCAGCGGAGCTGGTTCCCATCACCATGTTCGCATCGGGATGCCTCGCAATCCCCCGTAAATGCCTTCTGGCGACACTTGATGCGCTGGAAGGGTCAGGAGTGCAGAGCCCGTACAGGATCGACTGGTGCGAGGATGTGCGCGTCGAACGCTTCCCGACCCTGTGGATGCCACTGGCCATGGAATCCATGCCCGGCAAACTCGAGTATCTCAGTGAGGATTACGCTGCCGCAGTCAGGATGACCCTGGCCGGAGTGAAGCACCTCTCGATGAAGCCCCGGAAGCAACTCAACCACTGGGGAGAGTTCCCCTTTAGCTTTGCGCCTTATGCCGGGTGAGAAACCAAAGAAGAGGCCGAGTCTCGAGGACGTCGCCAAGGCCGCTGGAGTCAATTACCTGTACACGCAGCGAGTGCTGTCAGGTAACACCGAGATCCCCCAGGCAACGCAGGAGAAGGTCTTCAACGCAGTCAAAGAGCTTGGGTACGTCAAAACACACCACCCCGGCCAACACTTCAACAACAAGCTGACCCAAGAGAAAGCAGACGCTGTCGTCGCTGGTATCCTGGAGAACAAGTCGATTGATAAGATTGCGGAAGAGACCGGACTTGGCCCCACCACTACGTTTAAGCTGATCCGAGGAGTTAAGGTCCCGGTAGACTATCCAGAAAACGAGGAGGACTGGCGGAAAGACGTGACCGGGTTTTTGGAGGTTGCGATCTGGAAAGGCACCAAGCGACTGGCTGAATCCTCTATTAACTTGATAGATGATAGGGGCTTACCCGTAGCGGTCGCTGTGCTAACCGACAAACTTTCTGTAATTAAGGGTCAACCTACCTCAATTCACCTCGCCATGACCGCTTCGGTGAGCCATCGGGACCTCATGAAGGACCTAAAAGAGCGCAATGTGACCCCCGTGAACGACGAGCAGACGCCCGACCTGGTTTAGGTAGTGGCCCGAAATGTCCTACCCCTACCGCGGAAGCGTCATCGAAAACCACGACTTCAGGCCTGTTTCAGCGTTTTCTTGCACAATAGCAGTTATATTCACTTCGCAACGCAAACACGCAGCAAACCCCTGCAAACATTGATCGAAACGCACTTTTGCCCCACTCAGCAGACCCAATGTCCTACCCCGTTACACAAGGCAGACACCAGGCCGCCCGGGCCCCCGGGGGAGGGGGTCGGGCAATCCGCGGCGACAGTAAAAGTCGACGGGTTCTCTAAAACGAAAAATATTGATAAATGAGCCAACCACTCTGCCTCACCTGCTCCAAGCCCTTCGAGATCATCAAGCAGCGCGAAGGCCCCAAGCAGAAACGCTTCTGCACCGAGGCCTGCAACACCGCCTGGTGGAACGAGCAACCGCAGCACCCCGTCATCCCCAAGGTCGACGCCTCGCACCCCCGCGCACTTGAGCTCAAGCAGAAGCGCACCCAGCTCGTGCTGCTCGAGAAGGCCGACCCCTACACCTACGGCTACATCCCGGACCACTGGGAGATCGCCAACACCGAGTATTTGCTCACCCAGGAGCTCTTAATCTCCGGCGGCAACCGCGCCGGTAAAACCCTCTGGGCCGCCCGCCGCGTGGTTCAAACGCTCCTTGAGAAAGAGAACGCATCGGTTCTCTGCTGTCACACCTCCCACGCCACCTCGGTCACCGTGCAGCAACCCGCGATCTACAACTACCTGCCCGTCGCACTCCGGGCGACCAAGAAGGGCCGCATCCACTACCTGAACTACAGCCGCAAAAATGGCTTCACCGACGGCTCATTCATCCTACCCAACGGCTCCCGCTGCGACTTCCTGAACTACACTCAGTCGGAGAACACCATCGAGGGCCGCGAGGCCGACATGATCTGGTGCGATGAGCTTGTACCGCAATCCTGGGTGGACACACTGCGCTACCGCCTGATCACCCGCCGCGGCAAGCTCCTCGTGACCCAGACTCCCCTCGAAGGCGTCGCCTCGGTCTACAAGGAGTTCACCGCCGGCTCCGCAATCACCCGCTTTGACGACGCCGAGCTCATCAAAGGCAAGCAGGCCCTGCCCACCTGGCCCATGGGTAAGTCCGCCCGCACCATGGTGCAGCCCCAGACCAACCGGCGCACTGTGTTCTTCTTCTCGGAAGACAACCCGTACAACCCTTTCGACGAGATGAAGTCCAAGTTGGTCACCTCGCCCATGGGCCAGATCCTGACCCGGGCCTACGGCTGGGCCTCGGACAACATCGGCAAGGCCTTCGCCCGTTTCCGCCCCGATATCCACTGCATCCCATCATCCAAGGTGCCACCCGGCGGCACGCTGTACATGGTCTGCGACCCTGCCGGAGCCCGCAATTGGTTCTGCCTATGGCTCCTGGTCTACGAGGACGGCAAGCGCATCGTTGTCCGCGAATTCCCGGACTTCTCCAACTACGGCGAGTGGGCGCTGCCCTCCGAAAAGCCCGACGGCAAGCTCGGTCCCGCCCAAACCCTAGACGCCGGCCGTTCCATCTCCGAGTACCGCAAGCTCTTCCGCCAGATCGAATCCGACCTCGGCTACGGCGAGCCGGTGATGCGCCTGATCGACCCGAAAGCGGGCGGTTCCCCCGCATTATCCGAGGCCGGAGGCACGACCCTCATCGACCTCCTGGCCGAATCCGACGACCCCACCGACGATGGCATGGCCTTCATTCCCGCACCCGGCGTGCCTGTCGACCAGCGCACCAGTGCCATCAACTCGCTCCTCTCCTACGACGCCACCCAGCCCCTCACCGCGCTCAACGAGCCCTCCCTCTACATCACCGACACCTGCACCAATCTTGCCTACGCACTCTCCGAGCACACCGGCCGCGACGGGCAGAAGGGCTGCACCAAAGATCCCATCGACTGCCTGGGTATGCTTTTGGTCTCAAGTCTTGCGTTCGTAGGCCGCGGAGGCTTTGATTGTCGCGGCGGCGGCGGATACTAAACCATTTCACTATGCAAGGAGATTCCTACAAGCAAGCAACCGACGTGATGGCACGGGTCGGGGATGAGCCCAACGTGTCGGCACTGACCGAGGAACTGCGGCGTTCGGCCACCGACTACGGCGTCTTCGCCCGGGTCGAGAATGCCGAGAATGTGCGCTACTGCCGCTGGCCTGGGCAGACCGACGACGGCAAGAAGAACAACGACGCCAACCGCAACAAGCCGGCCTTCCCCTGGGACGGTGCCTCCGACACGCGCATCCCGCTGGCCGACGAGGTGATCAACGGCCTTGTCGACCTCTGTTCCACCTCCTTCTGGCGCTCGATGCTGCGTGTATCGCCCACCAATGTCAGCCAGCTCGACCAGGCCGTCACCGCGCACAACCTGATGGATTGGACGGTCAACTCCCGGATGTACAACGACCTCACCCGCGAGGTCGAACTACTCTCGCAGTACCTCTGGACCTACGGATGGGCCGGCGTCCACGTCACCTGGCAGCAGGAGATGGGTCAGAAGGAGCAGTACCTGACCATGGACCAGATCATGGCCTTGGCAGCCCAGTCGCCCGAGGGCTCCATCCTGGCCGACCTGCCCAATCTCATCGCCAACCCCGAGGCCGACGACCAATCCGCGGAGC